TGATCGCACTGTAGTCCGCAGTCTCGCGTTTCGAGAACGCCGTGTCGTAACTTTGAATTACATACTGCAAGTTTGGTATGGTCACCCCTTCCCAGATCTTCCACCACTCGCGCTTCAAGATCGCCAGTGTTTCTGACGTCGGTGCCTGCTGATACTGCGCATTCCACTGGTACGGCGGTATCGACGCTTTTACAGACTCTAACTCTTCTTTTTTCCAAAACTCAGGCCAGGTCGGCTCGCCAGACGGCAAAATCGCCGGTAACTCCACAACTTCCCACTGATCAGCGTGGGGGTCCCTGGTCATTTGACGAATCAAGTTGCCCGTCATGTCTTTCTCAGACCAGCGCGTCTGCACTAGAACGATAGCGCCACCCGGCTGCAAACGCTGTCGAGGCCCTGCCGTGTACCACTCCCACGCGTTTTCAAACCCGCTCGCCGACATCGCCGTCTGCTCTGAGTGCGGGTCGTCAATGATAATCAAGTCACCACCACGACCGGCCAAGTTCGAACCCACGCCAACCGCGTAATACATCCCACCGGATTTCGTGTCCCAGCGTCCTGACGCCTTGCTGTCCTGCGACAGCACCGTACCGTCAAAAATTTCTTTGTATTCGTCCTGCTCCAGAAGATTCTTGACCTTCCTACCAAAGTTCACCGCAAGCTCGGTCGTATGCGTCGCCTGTATGATCTTCATCGACGGATTGCGCCCAATCATCCACGCTGGAAACAAAAACGACGCAAACTCAGACTTCGTGTGACGCGGTGGCATGTTGATGATCAAACGCTTCAATTCACCATTCGCGATCTGCTCAAGCTTTTCAGCAATCAAATGATGGTGCCGACCCGCAATGAACTGGGGCCACATAGCATTTACAAATGGTAAAAAATTATTTTGGCAGGATTCCACACGCTCAAGCTGCTTCAAACGCAACTCTAAACGTAATTTTTGTACATCCGCCGTGGAGTCCAGACTAAGGCTCAAAGGGGCCCCCGACTCAAATACTCAATAAATGGACTATAGCCCGACGAGCAGGGAAAAAGTAGACGAGGCTTTGTTTTGTTCATGCCATTCACCGACACATCCATCACCTGATCCGCTGAATACAACAAACATTCCGCCTGCGTGTCCGATGGCCGCCAACGCTGCACCAGCACCCAGCAATTACTGCCCTGATGCCGGACCGCAAAGCTCACCTGGAATGGTGACAAGTTGACCTGGTTACCTTTCGCGACTTTCAACTCAACCATGTGCAGCCGCTTGCGCCGGTCCATCAACAACAAATCCGGTATACCCGGCGTTTGACTGTTCTCGATACGCGTCAGAACAACGTCCGAATCGAGCTTTTCAACGTTAGCTTTGAGCGCCTTCCAGAAGTTCGACTCCGTCCGCTTCGACATCGATCACCTTCTCGCCCAACTGGGCCTTCAGTTCGTTCAAAGCCTTTACGACCTCTTCCTTCGACATCTGGTCAATCGACCCATGACGAATCTCGCTCTTGTTGACGTATATGTCACCCTGGGCCAAGCCCCGTGCTTTCTCCGCCTGCACCGCAGCACTGTACGCACCGGCTGCCAAAGCCGTGTCACGTATATTCTGCAAGTCTCGAATGTGACGGGCATACGTTACTTCATACTTTTCAGCCAACTCGCGCCGCCGCTCACGCAACGCCTTCACAATATGCGGCGATTTTTGCGGGTTCAACATCTCATACGCACGAGTATGCGCACCCTTCACGCTGAATCCCGCCTCGGCGGCCAGATTACGGAGCGTATCCTGCCCCTCTCGCGTCGCAACCAACTCGACAAACTTAATTTGCTTACCGGTCAAACGCGTGTTTTCGGACACTCGCGGACGACCCCGCGTTTCAACTTTCCCGGCTTCTTTAGCCATGCATCAAATCCCATACCAAAGTGGACTTGGGGCGCAAATATAGCACTTTTTTATCACAGTTAAAGGGCCACGGATCTTGGTTCGTTTTTACTGTGAATTGTTTGCGTAAAACCTACACCTGTACACGCTTGCCACGCACGCGCCGTGCGCGGCGGAGCGCGGCTCGCGCCACTCGGGCCGGGCATCGCGCTATGCCTCGATTGTCCGGGGGACCCGGAGCCAGGGGCCGGTGGCACTGGGTCACGTCCTGGAAGTCTTTTTTTAACTTCCAACTCCGGAAAGGTTGCACGGTTGCTTACAGATCGCGGACCAGGGGCCAGGGACCAGGGGCCGGGAATCGATAGCCGCAGCCTATCAATGACGGCCAAATTGGGGGCAGATCGGGCCGGGCTCGGCCCAGATCGGAGCTCCGGGGGCCGGTTTTCGATAGGTTTTGACTATGGCAAGCGGGTCGCGGGTCGCGGATCTTGGACCCCGTACGTTTCAACCTGGGGAACGGCCCGCCCTTCCCGGCAGGTTTAACCGGTAAATAAGAAGCAAAAAAAAGCCCGCACTATGGCGGGCTAATTCAATTAACCGAGCGGTTAATTAGTCAAACCTCGCTATTTTAGTTGCGCCGTGACTATCGCGAAGTCCCACAAAGCCGTAGGGATACACAAACATTTCGACGTTCGTGCGTGACGGGTCCAGGCTTGTAAATGCAATGTACGGCTCCAGGTGCGGGTCGTCATCATATTCACTAACGTAAGTCCCCTGGGCGTTAACCTCGCCGTCTAAGGGATACTGCTGGAACCCACCAAACCCGTAGAGTTTGTCCATTGTTTCAGCGATTGATTCGATATCGACAAACGGGTCGACCGACAACGCACGCTCAAAAAAGTCCGGGATGATGCCGCACGCTTCCTCAAGCCACCGTTCTTTGTCGTCTTGATCGTCGAAGTTGTACAACTGGTCGTAGGCTTTACGTGGGTCGTATTGCCAACTAAGTAGCAGTTTAGCGGGTCGAATGTGTATCACTTTGTCCATTGTTTCTATTTCCTATTGTTGCGCTGCGGGTTGCAGCGTTTGCGGAGTATAGGAGTGAACGCATAGAAAGAAAAGCCCACAAAAAAGCCCGCACTGGGCGGGCTTGCTTGCAGATCGACGAATCATCTAAGTGTGAGCGTAGCCGTCGCGCTCAATCCCAATGTGCATCCCTGGCACAACCGCCAATAGACAGTCGTCATAATGCAAAGCAATCACGTCCCGGTCGACCCAATCTAAAAAGCCCAGATTGCGGAAGGTCAGATCGTGGCTGTCGCGTACGTGACGCTCGAAGATGCGCACCAGTGCCGAAGACTGCTCCGGCGTTATTGTTATTTCGTTTAGATCCATTACGCACCCCCTACCGAGTAAAGCGAAATTCGCCGTTGTTGATAACCTCAGCAATTTTGTGGTCCAGATCGATCTCGGAAACGGCCTCTTCGATATAATCGCTGAAGTCGTAGTCTCTGATAACTTCGCACACTGCGGTGTCGAAATAACCGTGTGCAGTTATATCAATATCTTCTAATTGGTCATGCACCGCATTGTCGACAATGAAATGGATCTTATGCTCTATAACCGGCAAGATCGCCTCACAAAGTAGGTCGTTGTGTTTTCTATGATTATCAAGCCAGTTTTCTTGTTGCTGAATTCTGTTTTGCGCTATGCGCAGGTTTTCTTCTAGCTCTGCTATTTTTGCGTTCAGCGTTACAGAATCGCCCACCGTTATGACCGTTTCGGTTTCGGGTTGTGTTTCGTTAATAGTTTCGTTTTCCATGTTTCTATCTCAGTTGTGCGCTGCGGGTTGCAGCGTTGACGCAAGTATAGGAGTAGCCGCATACAAATCACAAGCAAAAAAAAGCCCGCACTGCGGCGGGCTAATTCACCAGGATGCCGCTATAACAAGCCTATAACTTTAGCGGCATGACTACGGCTCGCGCTTGCGGCAGATCTCTAAACGTCACAAGCATGGCGCTATTTTCAGGGCCGCAAATGTTCATCGGCATGGTCGTACGGCCCGCACCCTTTGCCAGCAAAACGCCAGTTTTGCCTAGCAGCTCCAGGTATTTGCCGTCGATATAGTTTGCATGGCTTAAAGTGTCGTTGTCGTCATGCGTAGGTATAACGCGCTCGTAGTCGGGGTAATCCTGCATTCGCACTTCAAGGTTCTGCACTACGCCAGGGGATGCAGTGCAGGTAGCTTGCACTACCCCATAGTTAGTGCCGCCTGGCTCGCTAATGGTAAGCGATACCAAAGGATCTTGACCGTCGACGCGCTTAGTCCCTGCTTTGAACAATTCCACTGTAATGCCGTGCTTAGGCAAAAAGTCGCCAAAGTCGTAGCCGTGCTCTAAACACAATAAAACATGGCCGTTGGTAGCAGTTAAGTGGTGGGCGCTAATGTTTATGCCGGTTATGTGATAACGCACGTCTTTTGGATCTACAAAGAGCGCGAGCGCCTGCCAGTGGAAGGCGCTTATTGTCAACGTGTGGGTTTCCGTTTGCGTGGGTACTGTCATATTCATGCGGTCACCCCCACGTTAAAAACCTCACCGTCTAATTCAGTGAACAATTCTTCGACCGCATCCGATGCTTCCTCGGATAGCTGCATATACTGGCCCAACTGAATTAGCTTGTGATAGTCGGTGCAGCCCTCGGTTAGCCCTTCGCTAATTGCGTCTTCCACATACGCCCAGTTATCAACGGCCCACTGGCGCAGCTGGTAGTAGTAAATGTCAATGTTTGAGTCGATTAGCTCATTGACTGAGCCGTCGTAGTCTAGGGCTTCGTAAAGATCCCAACTGTCGGTAAAGGTTTCATCACCTGTCAGTTTCTCGCTGATTAGGTCTTTCAGGTCGTCTTTCATTTTCGTTACTCCGTTATGCGCTGCGGTTTGCAGCGTGCAATCAGTATAAGACCTCCCGTATGTAAAAAACAAGCCCAAAAAAAGCCCGCATCAAAGCGGGCTATTCGATGCTGGCAAAATGATTAGTTAAAACATCCTCTAACTGATTAGCTTGCTCCCGTGTGAGCAGTTCCAGCACGCTCCAAATAAGAACGTCCACCATATCTGGGTCAATGTGAACAATGCTCGACATTGCCTCGTGTATCCGCTTCTCTTGTTCTGCGTTCATTCGTTTTCCTCTTGCTTTGGGGTGATGGGGGCTGAAGCCCCCAGGTTGGTTAGTAGATCTAAAATTCAAAAATCGGAGTTTGCGAACGGATTGGACTCCGCAAAATGGCGAAGCGAATCGATCAAAGTTTTATCGCCGATAAACTCAGCGAACAACCGCCGGTTATGCGTATCTAGGTCACAGAATGCCGAGTGCAATTTGTCCAAAGCCCGACATAAATCGTCGTGACGGGTGTCCGCAATGCCCGCTTCGGTCAGTTGTTGTTTATAGGCGTCAAACGCAAGTGGTGACAAATTCATACAACTTCTCCATTCATTACATTGTCCATAAGATCGACAAAAGTACTGTCAGTCCAGCCGTTACCTTCCACATAAAAAGCCAAGGCCTCGCTGTGTGGGTCTCGCTGGATGCGGACCGCCTCTTTTGCAGCTTGCTCCGGGTTCTGCGCGGTTATATCTATTTCCCAAACCACTCGGTACTGATTTTCCATTTTCGTTACTCCGTTGTGCGCTGCGGTTTGCAGCGTTCATTTAGTATAGGACTACTCTTATATAAAATGCAACGCTTGCTAACGTAATCACTTGCAACGGCTGCGTGTCTTTTGTTTAACCCGTCTCGGTAGAAGGCTTGATTTTTTTTATTAGTTTCAGCCAGTAGTCTGGCACGGGATTGGCGGCGACGTTTCGCTTGCTCGGACCACGGGTCTTCACCAGGATCAAAACGCGCTTTGGCTGCTTTGAATAACCATAACATCCACAAACCCTAACACGAGGCGGTCGTTCGATGTCAAGGACTACTCCCATACATTTGTAAATCGCCTTTGTGTTATAGACTTTTTCAGCCATTTTTATTTTTTTTATAAAAACTTTTTTTCAGACGCCTATAACACACGTCCCCTTTTTTAGAATTTTGTCCCACCACGCGAAAACAGTGGTACGGGCAGCGGTACGCCTGAAACCTTTCTGCGACAAGGGCTAGAGCCGAACTGTACCGCTGTACCGCCCGTACCGGCATTTTGAAAATTATTTTTTTTTCAAAAAAGTATTTTGCTCAAAAAACCCTATCTATAAAGCCGTTTTTTGCCCCAGGGCCGTGACCCATGCTACGCGAAGTAACACCCGTTACCTTTCGTAACACTTCATATAAGATCTCCCATATATCTTCACCATCAGTCCATTTTCTCTCCACCCTATGCGATGTCTCCCATGCTAAAATATAGGGACGCCTAAAAATCCGAGCAGCGTGGCGGACTGCTTTGTTCATTAACAACGAAAAAGGAAATTCACCATGAGTGAAGAAAAAACCGTGGGCGGCAAAGTCGTCATCGAAAGTCTCGAAGATATAAATGCCTATATCGATAAGAGTTTCCCCGGCGGCCTGGAGACCAAACGCAAGACCGACTTCTTTGAAGGCGGCGCTTTCATTGGTTTCAATCTGTGTCGATATGCCTACACCGACGAATTGGCTGCGGAGTGTCACGCGATGCGAGACCTACTCAAGGGCCGGATAGGTCATTCGTATGGCTTCCCATTTGAACCTTATGTGAAAACGCATACGGGGGAAGATGGAGAAGAATGGTACGAAGTCTACACCGGGCATTAACCACAACCAACCTGGGGGCTTCGGCCCCTTTTTTATGGGCTTGCATTGATATGCAACATCCCGTAAAGTCGCTTACCCCCTAACGGAGAAATGTGAATGAAATATCGAAAACTAGAAACCCTACAAGAAGCCTGGGCGTTTTATGAAAACGTCAAGGCATATCCGATTACTGAAGTAGGGCTGGCTAATGAGGCTTATGTTTACTCAGTGAGTTATGACAAATTTTTTGTACAAGAGTTCCTTGACTATCTAGATCCAGACGAAGAGACCATACGACTCAAAAGTTTTGAGGCGTGGGCAAAGCATTGTGAGTATGCACGCCTCGTTGGTTACACCAGGAACCGCAAGTATTTTGGGGAGCTTCCTGTCGAGTTACAGCGAGAGTGCTACAGAATTTCTCAAAAACACCCTTATTGCAACAGCCCCGCATCAAAGCAGTGGGCGCACATGGAGAAATGTTAATGAAAAAACAATTAGATTCCCAAGAACGTGACCAAGCAGCCTATCGCGCTGCTTTACGGTTGTCCGCTATTTCGAAGTCGGAAAAAGAACGCGAGTTGTTCGAAGCGGCTGCGGACGAATTGGCCGACATCATTGGCCTGAGTGAGGCAATGCCGATACTCGAAGAAGAACTCGACTTCTTACGTGCCGAGCGCCGTAAGCTGCAAGCCGAGGTCGTGCGTCTTGAACTAGCCGCGGAAATGACAACTTATGAATCGTTGAAGTGAGGTGCGGGTATGACTGACGCAGAGATTCTGAAGTTGATCTTGGATGTGTTGGACACCGAGATCGGCCCGGATTGCAGTAATTTTGATTGGCAAGAATGGTGGCAAATGTCCGACGAAAACTACGCGCTTGTGCAAGAAGCGGTAAAGCGGTTGAGGTTGGCATGAGCGAATACCTGGTTACTTGGCAAATTGAAATCGAAGCGGATAGTGCTGAAGAAGCGGCCCAAGAAGCGTTAAAGATTCAACGTGATCCTGAAAGCATCGCCAACGTGTTTACGGTCAGTGATGGCGAGACCGAGCAGATCGTTGATTTTTGGACAGACAAATGAAGCGCGTCGAGGTCCGTGTTGAGATGGATGAGGACGACGTCCGTGAGTTTATGGATTTGATCCAAGGCTCGCGGGCCGTGCTCGACGAACTAATCAAAGAAGTCCGCGCACTGAAACGCAAGCTGCGTGAGATTGAGGTCGCGGTTAAGGATGCGGCCAAATGAAGTTTGAAGATTCTATCGACTTGCACACGGAGTTGTTACGGCTCCAGAGCAAGCCGAAGAGGTCGTCTGCGGAAAAGCACAGGTTACGGTTCTTGCGTCGCGTATGCGGGGCAGACAACGCTGCAACCTTGGGTTTATCCCAGACAGAGGTGGGCTTGGCTAAAGGTCAGGCCCTATGTAATTTTTTACTTGGAGAACGTGATGAAAGTACAGACTAAAGACCAGCTACGGGACGAGGTTCAAAAGCTGAAAGGTCAAATCGTTGATTTGAAATACTTGGCCCGTGACGAGTTTACGGTGACCTTGAACAAAGACCAATTTACTTTGTTAATGGACAGATTGTGGCGTGATGTAAGCGACATGCAAACCGCCATGCATGCGGCGGAAGAAAGTGACGATCCTAGATTTGATGGTTATGCAAACCTAGTGTTGCTCCAAGGCGGCTGCCAGCTAGAGGCACTTTACGCATCTTTGAAACGACAAACGGCTACAAGTTGGGATTTCAACGTCGCAACGCAAAAATTATTTATGTCTGATGAGGGCGAGTTATGAAACGCACCGAAGAAGTCTTACTGAAAATAGTCAAAGAAGAAGTTGAGTTGGTGACCAACACGCTTCGGGATGAGTTGGCTAACAGGATTTTGGAAGAGGTGTGCAAAAAAGCATTGGTAGAAGCGGGGGCACATGCCGTGCAGTTTTACGATCCACACGAAACCATGTTCAAGCCCGAATTCAGACTCAACGCAAGAGATGCTTTAGCAGAGGCTGCGGAGAGAAAAGCGCGCGTGCAAATCAAGATAGAGCCGAACGCCAAACTGCGTGAACCTCTTTTATTAGACATAAAAGAAATGATCAACAAAGAACTGAACATACGGTATCCAAGCGGGGGTAAAAAATGAAGTTTCACCATTTACGTGAAGGCATGATCTTTGAGTTTTTGCAAAGAAAAACAGAGCCGGATGACATTGAACGGTTCTGGGAAATCATTGAGATTGAAGAAAGGCAGATGCGTGGACACATTATCCAGGCGATCTGGATGGGTAACCTCGGAAACGACCAGGTCTTCAATGCGGAAATGAAAGAACTCAACCAACAGCACCGCTGGAAATACCACGAAGGTGCTGAAGTGGCTGACGTTAAAGTAAAGCGCCTTGTCTTTTTAGACGGGCGCGAGGCGATGGACGTC